ATCACGCCGTTCGTGTTTGACCATTGATTCAGGTATTGGATGTAGTGCTCCATGCCCTTGCCTGTGGCCTCGTAGTAGTGGACAAGACGTATTTCTTTGCCCACAGACTGAAAGAACCACACCGACATCGCGTCTGCTATGCCTAGATCCCATGCAGTATGAACGGGGAGTGAGGGTTCGACAGGTAGCCTTCCGATGCGTCCCTGATCCTTGGCTGCGGCTATTTGGTCGGCGTAGTATGCACCCGCGATTTGTGCGGCGAAGCTGGAGTAATACTCTTGCTGCACCAACGCTTCTTCCATTCCTTGGTCGCGTTCCGCCTGTATCATGGCTGGCGTAATGATTGGCGACCCGTCACCCCTCTTCGTATCGCTTACCGTGAGGCTTTCCGCGTACCAGTCATCAGACTTCTTCGCCATGTTGTATAGCGTATAGCCGTGGTTCTTCCCTCTTGGTGTGTAGATGAAGGCCGCCCACCCCCCATTTTCCTGAAGGATTGGCCGCAAGTACGTCCACGCTCTGGGGTCGCACAACGACCATTCAGATAGCACCAACCCCACAGGATTTGACCCAACCAAGCTGTTATAATTGTCCGATCCCGCTAGCTGCCATGTGCTTCCATTCTTTAACTCGATGAGCATGTCGCTGTTGTTGGTGCGAGCGCGTATCTCTGGAGGAAACACCGTCTCCAACACAGGCTTTCCGCGAGCATCTACCGCGCCCCACAAGGCTCGCCTGCCCTGATTCAACTGTGGGAATAAGTGCCAGTAATTACCTGGCCGCTGGAACATAGCTTTAGCGGTTAAGTTAAGCATGGTCGAGTCTTTACCTGCGCGTCGGTGCCACACAAGGGCGAACCTCTTTACGCCAGAATCAAATGCTTTCAGCACGCCCACTTGGTGGGGACGTGGTGTCCACTCGTTTGGGATAGAGATTTCAGGCATCTTTGAACGATTGCACGTTTATGGTCAACGCTTCCCCACCCTCACCGCTTATTTCTACGGCCTTCACGTCACCTATGTACTTGCCAATCAACTTCATCTTGATGTCAGCCGCAGCCTTTAATCGACTAACTGCAAGCTGATCCAGATCGTTGTCCAGCTGGCACAAAAGCCCTGCAATTTCAACGACATGCTGGACGTGACCCTGCTCGGCTAATTGCTCTCTTAGAGCCTCTTGCCTTATAGCGCGATTCTCTTGTGCCCTAGTCCTCGCCATGCTTCCCTCCAAATATTCTCTCCCACCCGTCTTGGTATGCCGGTGAGTTGTTGTTCAGCCTTCCGGCGATTCTAGGACGCGAGCCTTTACCACCGAATAGCTCAGGAAAATGTCGTTGCTGGTCAGTTTTCGTCAGACTGCCTCTGAGGTCTTTTTTCTTCGCCATGTCTCGCCAAATACCAGATTGATTAACGGATAGCAATGGAATTATACCTTGTTTTTTGTTGACACTGGTAAAAATATAGTTTTTACTGGCTTCACACAACAACAGGAAAACGGATATGGAACGACATAACGGATGGAGAAACTTCGAGACTTGGCAGGCTGCTCTGTGGCTAGACAACGACGGCACGCTAGAAATGCTCAGACAAGACGACATGCTAACAGAGGAAGCCATTACCGAGCAGCTAGAGAGTTTGCTAGACAACATACCCCCAAGTTTGCTGGGCGACATCGTTAGCTCTTGGTTAAGCCAAGTTGATGTATTAGAAATTTTTAACAACGCGGCCTAAACTGCCCACACCCTCCCCAATTTTAAGGAAAGAACATGCAACTAGAAAACAACATCGAAGCCCTAGCTTACGGAATGTTTCTCGCGGTTACCGCCCCATCGGATGAGCAGTCCGCGAAAGCGGAGACTGTTTGCCAAGAGCTTATGTCTTGCATGACGGAAGACGAAATCAAACAGGCTTACGCAAACGCTGAAGCCATGCTACAAGCGGATGCCGCCTAAGCGGCTAGAGGAGAAAAAAATGGCTAGTTTCGACAACAAAGAACAATGCGATTCGTGCGGTGAGTATCAACACGAACGCAGTATGACGTTTGAGCAGAACCAAGCCTTGTGCTTTTCGTGCCACGACGAGCGCGAAGAAGAAGGCGCGGAATCTTTCATGGCTCGCCTTGCTGCCAACGGGTACCAAGTCATTCACACGGGCGGCGGATGCACCGCCTTCCAAAAGACGTTTGGGCATTGCGACGTAATGATTACACAAGACGCAAGCCATGACATAAACGAAGACTACATGGCAGACCTTGGTTTGGTTGTGGGCGTCTATGCTGATGATCTTGAAGGGCAACACCTCTTCTTCATCAACCCCACCCACACCAACTGGGACATGATTTATGGCGCGGTTCTGCAGGCCGAGAACGTCGCAAAATCTCTTGACGCTATCTCAGCAGTTCAAAAGATAGAAGCGTAGAGGAGGCCAACCAATGCTTGTTTTAATAGCTTGCGAGTCTAGCGGCACAATCCGCGAAGCATTCAGGAAACGCGGACACGAGGCATGGTCTAACGACATATTGCCTGCGGACGATGGCAGCCCGCATCACATCCAAGGCGACTGTATGGAGGCGATCAAAAGCAGGTCGTGGGATTTAATTATCATGCACCCCCCATGCACTGCTTTAGCCGTTTCGGGAAACGCATGGTACGGCAAAGGAATGCCCAAGAACGACCAACGATTAGAAGCTATCGAATGGACTACAAGCCTCTGGAACCTAGCCACCAGCGTATGCGACCAAGTAGCGATGGAGAACCCAGTCGGGGTTTTACCGTTTAAGCCGACCCAATACGTCCAGCCTTGGCAGTTTGGGCACCCTGAATCTAAGAAAACCGGACTCTGGCTCCACGGCTTGCCAAAGCTAAAAGAAACCGACAACGTAAAAGCGGTGTTTGACGAACTACCAAGACGCGAACAGCAAAGGCTGCATTATTTGCCGCCATCGGCAGACCGTTGGAAAATACGAAGCAAAACTTTCCAAGGCTTGGCCGATGCTATAGCAGACCAATGGTCATAAGGATAAAAGCACATGAAACTACGATACCCACTCGCCCTACTACTGGTTGTTCTGATCTCTTGCGTGTCCGAGCAGGATTATCAGGACGCGCTGCACGAAGAAGCCATTTACATCCAATCGGTATGTGATGGTTTCCCCGACTATCTCAACCTTCGCCCTGCTTGCTAACTAGCCACACGTTCTCTTTGTCCTGATCCTCCGGCTTCTCTGCCGGTGGGTTGGGATCGTCGATATCGACCAATTCTGAAATAATTATGGTCACCTGACAGTTATCAGGCAGATCCTCGACTGTAACACTAGGCATCGAATCGTTCCTCGATGAATCGCTCACGCGCTGTTAGCGTTGCCAAATCCCCGCACGCTTCTTCTAGCAGCTTGATGTCTTTCGTTCTGGCGTATTCCGTGAGCAACTGAACCACCCTCCCGCTCAGGAAGTTGAGTTGATTGGCAACGATATAGGCCGATGGTTCGATCTCCTTCATCATTCCAAGTCTACCTTGTGGATTTCCCCGCGCCACTCGTATTCGCCAGCCTCGTGCTGGGAGTGGACTCGCACGAACTCAGGCTGTAACAACCAATTCTTTTTTATCGACAACAGCGCAAACCCTGACGACCAATTCTTAGGTGCGTCTTCTGCGTAATCGAACGTCGGTTGGTTAGGTTCTGCCATCGTGCCCAATTGAATACCAAGCCTGGTTCCGGTGAAATCGGTGAGTGGCTTACACTCTTGGTGATGCGTATGGCCCGACACCGTATGTACGCCCGACATCAGAGTCGTTCTATGCCCGCCCGTGATGCCTCCACCAATTGGCTTGTGACGTATCATGATTGGCCGCTCTGCACCCTCAATCCATAGGCTGATGGAGAATATCCACGCAGGAAATTGCTCGCGCAAGGAGAAACCAGGCACCCCTTTGTACTGCGGCAAAGCATCGGCCAACTTCATGTCGAACCGAGAATCGTGGTTGCCCATTACCCAATATCGTTTGGAACTGGGCGAAGCCTTCTCGATCTCTTGGAGCCGTTGGTGGACAGCGTTCAACTCATCCTGCACTGTCGGCCTCTCCTCCCACCCCAATGGAGCGTGGCGACTAATGCTTGCGCCGTCCAACAGATCGCCATTCAGGACGATCACGTCAGGCTGTAGCTGTTTTGCCAACTCAACGAAGGCCAAGTGTGCAGTGGTTACGGTGTTGATTTCATAGTGCGCGTCCGATCCAACAAGGATCGTCATATCCTTCTCGACCTTCAACGTTTGACGCACTGACGGTCGTGGTGTTTTGTCTCTCGACAGATGAGCGGGGACTGAGATGCTTCGACCAAGCGCCTCTTCTGCCCTACGCCTCCGGTGGAATACGTTCCTGATACCTACATCATACCGGCTCGCCATGCCTTGAGCGCCGATTGATGAGAACTCGGTCGCAAACACTTCATTATCTTGCGGGAGCTTATTTTTGGCCATCGAGCAATCCCCCACGCCTCGCATAGTTGTTGCAGACGTGTGCAAACACCTGCCGTTTTAATCCCTGATCTCTCTCTTGCTTTGGTTCGGCATCCCAAACCTGTTTCATCGCAGCGTCCATAGCCTTAACCATGTCAGCAGCCACAGATCTTGGCGACCTCACCCGCACACCCTGCGCTCATGCGCTTTGATCTGTTCTTCCCAGTCTGAAATCATTTCACGGTAGTCAGACACATAGAACTTCACCGAGTCTTTCTTCGTTGCCAGCATGTGCTCGACTGCGTCTTTCCCATACCAATCAATCATCCAGATCGTGTACTGCGCCTCCGCGCTTCCGTGTTTCATGCCGAACCCGTTACAGCCCCGGCATTGAGGATGCACATTCTGCTCTTCTAGCGCCCACCTCGATGACGAACCCTTGGGGATAAAGTGGCCGCCGTCCATCTCCTTATAGTGTTGGATCTTGCCACAAGATACGCAAGCCGCGAACCCTGAGTCATCGGCTGCACTGATTCTGGCAAGTTTTTGGAGCGTCTTCAATGCTTTAGCGCGAAGTGTTGCGCTAGTGGGTTTCTTCGCCATCAGACGCCACACATCCCGTCGCACTCATCCATGAACGAAAACGAAACTTGGTCTTTGTTAGGATCCGTCAAATCTACTTCTTCCAGCGGAACCGCTGACCTGTGGAGGAACAATCGCTGCTTTGACCCGTGTACACCCTCGCGGATGGCGCGGTCAACTTCAACGGCATCTTGCCAAGATTTTGGGTCGTTTTCTTTTATTTCCAGCCACGTTTGTCTGTCATGGTAGGGACAGAAGGTGCAAGACGACTTCTTGGGAAGCTCGTTGAATCCGTTGTTTTTCATCCATTGCAGGCAGTGAAGTCGGGCCATGTTGTTTTCAATCAACGGGAACCGATGGCTCATCCATTTTTCTGGCGGTAGTTTCATGCGCTGAATTTCATCGGTACTTATGCCAATCCACTTCTCGACCAAAACCTGCCCCTTCGGCGACCGTTCTCCTTTCTTCAAGCCCAGCAGTTCCCGCAATTTTTTGTTGACCGGCTTGATTTTGTATTCACTTGTACATTGTCGCCTCAAGATGCCCATGCGATCTGCGCTCTCGGTAAAAAAAGGGACTCCTGCTGCGCGCTTTGTATTTTCGTTGAGGCTGTAGCACGCACCGAAAATCGCTTGGCGCAAATCTCCGTTTGTCACCCTGAATATTGGAAATGGCAACTGTGTCTCTAGCCAATCTAGCCATTCATAGATGTGATCCGGCTCCGCTTGCGTGTCAGCGAATATCGCGCAGTCTGGCATCGGGGTGATTTGCCCCTTCGCCGCCATCAGAGCCATGACTGATGATTGCACCCCCGCCCCTAAACTAATCACTGTCAGCATCAGACGATCCTCCGCTGGTTGGCCTGCTTCGTGCGCTCTGCGTCGAACGTCAACTGCCCGAGCATGATCTGCTTCTTCAGCTTCTCAGCCGTCAGGCTGGCTTGCGCGACTGCCCGGTAGTGGTCTGCCCACTCTCCCGTTGATCTTGTCTCAGTCTGCGCCTTAGCAGCACTCGCCCCCGCGTCCATGTGTGCTTTCTGGCTAGCAGCTTCAAAGCTCTTGAAAGCTGCCTCTGCCTCGATTGCTTCCCGACTTGCCCTCTCCCACTGATTTATACGTCCACTTAACTTTTCTAAGATGCGATCCATGCGATCTGGTTGATCCATTTTCTCTCTCCCTCTTTCGTTTAGACATAAGATGACATTTAGTAGGGTATGGTGGCCCCTACTAATCTTTGTCTTTATTGTTAGTCCGCATTTTCACTCGACACTTCCACGCTGCCCATACGTCGCCCACCTCCCTGCCCATATATCAACTGGGGGGGAGGGTTTTGCCACCGTTTAACGAGTGTTCGCTTTGGCGTTCCTACTAAGACGCCCGGATTCAAACAAATTGTCTTCGGTCATTTTGTCCAACCGGTTAACCGACCGGCACCCGTATGGGCCTCTGCTGCTTTTGGTGCAGGACAAACCATTAAAAAGGGCCGACCCCCAACAACAGGGGAGGAGGAGAGGAGGGGGCCGACCGCAAACTATACCGTCCAATCTTCGAGGAAGATGTCCGGTCGCAAATCGTGTGGCTTCACTTCGCCATCAGACACTTGGCACAATTTAACCACATGCATACTTGGTACCCCACTACGCCGCCAGTGCTGAATTTGCTGAGGATATGTGTCCATCGCCCTAGCCAACGCGCTCACACCGCCAGCCTTCACTCTTAACCTTTCAAATACTTCTGGATTCATTTCATATCTCCTGTTGACTGCCAACAGTACAGTAAAAATATTTTCATTGGAAGGGTTGCGTTACATAAAAGATTCGTGTTTAATGGCTTCAACAACAGAGGAAACCAATATGTTCGACGTACCTGACAGACCGATCTCGGCCGACCCTAACTTCCAACGCATGTGGGGTGACGATGACCACGTTCACCAGATGGATGAAGTGGATGACAACGACACGCAGTTCAACCTGCATTGGTTCGGCATGGACGAGTACCTTTCGTTCGATACCGGCCTGATAGCTGACACCCGCGATGAGATGGATCGGCTTATTGACTTGCTTGTCAACGAATGCGATCTCGAAGTGAAGCAACACCCCCACGACGGCAAAGAGTCCGACGTTCAGGGTGGGCTGGAAGATGCCGACGTGCTGAACGGCAACCCAGCCGGACAGTATTTCATCATCGAGCGCCGTCGCGTGATCGGTGTAGTGACGGAGGTTCTGTAATGGGGCGCGTCAAATCCGAACTTATGACTGATGGGCCAGACGATGATCTGGTCGCCAAACCAATCTCGCAAGTGGTGGACAACATCCGTCACTGCGACTTACCAACGAACTCGGTCGAACGACACGAGTACCTAGCAACACAATTGAAGGATCTGATGAATGGAATCAAAACCAACACTGATTAGTGCGCTCGTAAAGGCGCAGTCTGAGATGTCGCACGCGGCATTCGACCAAACAAACCCACACTTCAAGTCGAAGTTCGCTTCGCTGAAGTCGGTGATCGACGCTGTAAAGCCCGCGCTCAATGCCAACGGAATCGCCTTTGTGCAGAAGTCCGTGCCATGGAAAGTTGGCATCGCAGTCGAGACTGTGTTCTATGGACACGGTGAAGAGCTAGCCACTGGGCCGGTGACCGTTCCCGTTGATCGAGAGAACGCGCAAGGTCTTGGCTCGGCGCTGACCTACGCGAAACGCTACTCGCTTGCGATGGCCTGCGGTGTAGCTGCTGACGCAGACGATGACGGCAACGCGGCGTCTGCTATGCCTAAGCGCAAACCGCAGTCGGTCACCAAGACTGTCTTGGAGGAAGAAGGAATTAAAGTCGATGAGCACAAGCGCGGCCAATACGTTGCCGAGATAGCTAACGCGATCAATGCCGACGATGTCGGCGGACTGAAAGAACTGCTGGCAGAGCTGACGGCAGACAGCGAAATGAAGCTAGCTGTTTGGTCTGAACTGCCACCACCAATCCGATCATTCATCAAGAAAATGGAGAGCGACAAATGAAACCCAGAAACGGATTCTCGAAAGAGATCTATACAATCGTGAAGGCCCACGGACCACTCGCGTATAACGGCATCCACTCACGCTTGCGGGAGCGCAGTGTGCGCATGTCAAAAGACCAAGTGAAAAAGACCCTCAGTAATATGGTGCAACGCGATCAGCTTGTGCGCTCAGAGCACAACCCAAAGAAGTTTGTGGTTGTTAAGTACGAGGACGTGACTGTTTCTGACCCTGCACCAACCCCTCCCTTTGTGGAGAAAACGGCTGAGATCGAAGAATTGACCCCTTCTGAGGGATTTCCACGGCTAGACTCAACAGCGATTGCTATGATCGCAGCCATCGCGGCAGGCACCGCCGCACTCACCACCATAATATTGAGGTTTGTATGACAGATAAGGTATTCGCGCAGGGTTTGTATGTGAAGCCGCCAAAGGAAAACTCGCCAGACTTTGTGAAGTTTGGACTCAGCATAAAGCGGCAGGAAGTCATGGATTGGCTGCAAGGCCAGTCGGAGGAATGGATCAACTTGCAGGTAAAGGAGGCTAAGTCGGGTAAGTGGTACGCCGAAGTAGATACTTGGAAGCCAGACCCGAACCGAGCGCGACCGTCGCAGCCAGCGCAGTCGAATCCGTTTGAATCTCTGGATGAGGACATTCCTTTCTGATTCAATTGTGTGGCGGGAACTTTCCGGGCAGGCGGAGCGGCCAGCGTCAGCCTCCCCTCGGGGATACGAGAAACAGGCAGTGTGCTAGCGCCCGCAATGATTCACGCTTCAACGCTGCCCACTGGCCCACTTAACTAAGGAACAATATGGATAAGCACGAATTTACAGCACTCTACGGGCAATGGTTTGCCCTTCACCCCTTTAAGCAAAGAGATTGGCCGGAGCTTGGGAAGGTTCATTACCAAGCGTTTTCGCGGGAGAGTGTCACGATGATGACCGAAGCCCTAGGTCAGTTGACTGAGGAGCAATCGACGTTTCCATCACCCGCCGACATTCGCAAGAAGCTCAACAAGCTATCGACTAGCAAGACGGAGGGAGGCGAGGGCAAGACCAATAAAACTAGCATGAGCGAGGAGATAGCCACACGCTACTTGGAGTATAAGCACGGCGTGGAATACAACGGTAAAGCAGTGAAGTGTCCTGACCCCCTCCCGTCGTGGATTAAACAGGAGGTTGACCGGGTTGATGACATGCTCGGCCCTCAGTTCCCCATCAAATCTAAGCTCGGCAACGTAGGCTTTGCCATTGTCCAAAAGGAAAACCGATGAACGACGCACTCAAAGAATTCTTAGCCAACGGTGGTGAGATCCAGCAGCTACCATCTAACGTGCCACGCGACTTGAACGTCTGCCTGAACTGTAAGAACCTATTCCCCACAGCCGAGATGACGAAAGGTAGCCAACGCCGTTGCAAAAAATGTCACGACCGCCACACGAACTTCAAGACGAGCCGGTAGACTTGTTCTATAAAGCGATCAAAGCGCAGGAAAAACTGCAGCGTGAGTACCTAGATTACAGGCTAGCCAACGTCAGCGCCCCATTCAGTGAGGCAACAAAGCGGCAGATATGGGAATGGCAGCGTCAGGGGAAAACGACACGGTGGATTGCGGACGAACTGAAGGTGACACGCTACAAGATTCACCTGTTGGTTAAGCGCACATCGTGGCCTGCGCCGACGAACCTAGCCTAAAACAATATCGAGGCGAACCAGACAGCCACGAAGATACCGGCGATCATAGATAGCACGCAAACCACACTCCCTAACAGCGGCTTCATATCTGGAAGATCAGCCATATGGCGAGCATGATAGCTATTGGGATGAGGCCAACAGAGACAGCGATGACAATAGCCAGTTGTGTTAGCTCTTTCTTCCTGCGCTTTCTAGCCAACTCCAACCGGCGGATCTCAGCAGCCCTAGCCTTGCGAGCCTCGGCCATAGCCTTCATCGCATCGTCCCACAACTGGCCGTTCCCTGAGTACACGAATGCCTCGCGCACTTGTGCCAACGCATCGTCAGCTTCCTTCTTCGCTAACTGCGCTTTGACAGCGTCGGCTGCGCTGAGTGTCTTGGTGTTTTGTAGTCTTTGTAGATCGTGCTGACCCTCGGCTAGTGCGGATAGGTAGCCACTGATCTGGCTGAGGTCTTGAGTTGCTTGAGCCGTTTTGTTTAGAGCAGAGGCGGCCATGTTAAGGCCACTGATGATAGCCCCTAGCTCAAGAACCACGTCCTAGTAAACCCATAGCACGGGTTCTGTCTCTCGCATATCGACGTGAACGAATGTTTTGTGAATCCCTATGCCGGTGAAGCCAAGGTAAAACGCCTGCTTCACTAACTGTCTTCTCTCCACCCCGTTAGCCACTGCGATGTCACAAGCAATACCCTGTGCATGGGTACCCGGCTTTGCCTTCTTCACCTCTAAACTATGACGGGGAGAGCGGTATCCAGACGTGATGTACAGCGGTCTACCAACAGCAGAGCGTAGCTCGTCAACCTTTCGGATCAGGTCACTACTGACATTATTCTCGCCTGTCTCTTGGCAGTCGAAGTCTTCACGCTTGAAGTAGAGGTAGTCCATCACTTCTTGACCTTGTTCATAATTCCTATCGCACCCCTCACACCGAAGGATGCAGCGATGATTACGGACAACCCGTACTGATACCACTGAGGCATGGTTGCTAGAACTGCAAAGCCCTCGCGCACATACGGTACAGCCGAGGGTACGAATGCTAAAACCAATGGGATGGAAAACAGGATGGTGATCCACTCGTCTTTCCAGCTAGTATTGCTAGCCCTAGCCATAGCGGTTTCCCAGTCAGCCGCGCTCTTCGATTGGTTGATCATCACCGCAGCCTCAGCCTCAGCCTTTGCTTTAGTCTTGGCAACCTTGCCCTCGATCCACGTTCTACCCAGATCAGCGATCGGCCCTATGGCATTGAAGAAGCTCACTTGTCTGCCTTCTCGTCCAGCTTGAGCATGATCCGATTGAACATATCCCGTAGCTCAGCCATGTCCACCCGGTAGTCATCGCGGCGTACATATGTCTCGGTCGATCTACGCTCCATGTCGTACAGTTCTCCTCGCGTACTCTGCAGCATGTCCCAAAAGATTTTCATAAAGAACCCCGCCAATAGCATCAGCCCACCAAGAACTACATCGAAGGCCGTGTTCATGTCCATTAACTTCTCGCTGTCTTTGCACTTTCCCTAAACGCTTTAGCTGTGGGTGCCCCAGCAGTCCCCGGCTTACGCATACGCTCGCCAGACCCGCCAGCAATACGCTCACGCTTCTTCATAATGTTGTAGTACAAACCCTTCTTAGGTTTCTTCATGTCCATTTACTCTTGTTAGCCCAATATGCCGCAGACATCTTGCCCTTGCGGATGTTCCTTGCGTGTCTCGCCTTGAACGATGCACGCCGATTCCTTGCCGATTCAGACTCACCCTCGCTGGGAGGGGAGCCGCTTACACCTTGCTGACCGTAGCGTATGGTCTTGACCTTATCACCCTCTTTAGCCACAACGACGTGCGACTTGGTCGGATGCTTCGGTGTCCTCTTTGGTTTGTTGTAACCAGAAACACCGATCCTATCAAGCAGGCTATCGCTCATTGTTCAGCGCGATCTTGTTGAGGATCTTGTACGCCGTGATTGCCCACGGCTTGTTCTGTGGTGCAGTCGTTGTTGCACAGATGACCGACGCTATCGCTATAGCAGCCGTCACTATGTTAAAGGCCAGTATTATGTATTCCATCGTTAAAGCTCCATCTCTATCCATTGACCGTTCTCTTCATCCCACTCATGGAAGCCCTCGTCAGGATAAGGTACTGGCGCTTCCCACAAACAAGTATCTTCGTTCAGTGTCCAGCTAGGGTATGGCTGTGGAGCAACGAAGGCATCGCGCTCCTCGTCATATGTATAGCCAATCCCCGCGTAGTTTTTCCGAAAAGGAGTGCCTCCGCTGGAGTGAACGCCACCGCGTGTGTTGTAGCTAGTACGCTTTGCTCCGTAGTACGACTCCCAATCGGTGCCACCTTCGCCTTCATCTTTACCAACAAAGACCTGAGTGACTATGTTATTGCTATCTAAGATTGCGTAATGCGCCATAGTGTTTATCCAAAGGTTACTGTGTCAGATGATCCGGCGGCTGTAATTGTAGTTTTTTTATATCCGCCAGAAGTGGTTGTTGAAGATGTAACTCCTGCTGAAAAAGTTGCTGTAAAGCTGTCGGGATAAACTAAAATTACGACCCCTGAACCTCCGGGTGCTGACCAACCAGTAACCCCACTTGCAGAACCGCCACCGCCGCCCCCGCCGCCCGTATTTGTTGTGCCTGAGACAGCATTGGTATTTCTATCAGCACCGCGACCGCCGCCGCCTGCACCGCCATACCCCCAGAGGTCGTTATAGTCGTATCGACTACCTCCGCCGCCGCCTGCAAGGTAGCCCGATGTAAAAGAAGCGAGAGTAATATCAAGACCATCACCACCACTACCCGCCCTAGCAGTAGTTGCATTTCCCCCTACAGCCCCAGCGCCACCGCCACCGCCACCGCCATGAAATCCAGTGCTATTGAGACCGTTACCGCCGTCATTGCCTTGGCCTTCAGTTCCTAACCCGCGATTAGAAGCACTATACGCAGCACCACCACCAGAACCGCCATTGTTTGCCCAAAGTCCTTGCGCCCCTCCTGCACCGCCACCGGTAGCGGTTATATTGTGAAAAGTTGAATTGCTACCATTGTTATTATACAAAGCGCCGCCACCACCAATAGTTAAAGCGTATGCTGTTGCAAGGTCAAAACTGAAACCCGCAGAAGATAACAATCCACCAGCACCACCACCACCACCAATCCACTGGGAGCTTACATTGCTGCCACCACCAGCCCCCCCGCCAGCAACGACAACATATGAAAGCTCTTGCGGCGCAGACCCGCCCCCAGCACCTACAGCTTTCCGCATAGAGAACGCGCTTACGTTAGCACTAAGCATTTAGACCACCATTGCGTGGATGCCGGTGGCAGTAGTCCCTGTACTGAGGACTCGCTTCACCGAGCAGATCAGATAGAAGTTAGCAGGTACAGTCACAGTCCGAGTCACACCGTCCTTAGTGTGGAACGAGACGTTGCCCTCACCCGTAATGTATAGACCGATAGCGATGTTACCAGTGCCTACGTTGTCTGACCCGTCTGCCGGTGTAACCGGAACCATGTCGTAGACGCTACCGTTTAACTGACCGTCTACACCTCTGAATGGATTACCCATCTTGAACCTCTCTAAATTGTGATTTCTGCAACAGACCCAAGTTGAACTTGGTCACCGTCGCTTTGCGTTATAACCGCGCTAATGCCGAGCGGTTGTCCTGACCTGATAAACAGCGTGTCACCCACCGACAGCAGGCTAGATGCGGCACCGAAGTAGTTAGCCTCATTAGCCACCTCACTCGGGGTGCTATCAGTTGTGTATTCCCATGTGACGGCTCCGTCAGCAGAGCCACCAATAGGACGTAAATCTTCCTGTGAAAAACTCATAGTCAGTCCTTATTCAAAAATGAAGTTGCCGCCGACCTTCTCTAGCGCAAACCAGAAATAGGTAGAGCCGGTGATTACAATGGCATCGCCAGCAGTGGCTCCAACATCGAGCGTTACGTTACCGCCAGCAGTGCCTAGTCCGTCCACAGTATAGCCAGATGTCAGCAGTGTGCCGTTCTTCGTGACCTGAATGTCAGACGCAGCGTTAGCTAAGAACGTGTAAGGGAAAACAGTCTGTCCGCTAGTAGCAGTGATGCTGTCGCTTGGAGGGCTGCCAGCAGTAGAACTGACCGGCGTAGCTACAAGATTTCCTGACGATACAGTGAATGTAAACGAGGGATGGTTAGCCGCTCCCCCTGTCACCAATCCTGCCTTGGCAATCTCGACAACCTGCTCACCGGCTACGGCAGTCTTGCTAATCAGCAGCTTGTAGATAGCAGAGCCGATAGCGCCTGTAGTACCGAACGTGCTGTTACAGGCAGTAACTAGTAGCTCGCCTGAGAAGTCATTGCTTGTGCCCAGCGAACTGTCCAAAGCGGTAAGCGTAGCCGCCGTCGATGGAGAAAACGCCTTGCTGTAAATCAGCTTGGGTGCAGTGTAGTTCGTCTGGATGAAGCCGCTATCAAACGCCCTCGCCCCTGAGTTGTACATCAGCGGATCTTCGAGAACTAACTTAGCGCCCTGACCTGTAGCAATGAAGTCATAGGTTCCACCGACAGTAGTAGAGAAAGATACAGGCTGCTTCTGCACCACGAAGTTTGTAACGTTGTCATTCGCTTTAACGTGGGTGTGGTTAGCGAAACCGCTGTTCTGCTTGTTGTTACCACCACAGGTATTCCCCATACCCGATAACCAGTTGATCTCGTAGCTGGACGAACCCTCGAAGTAGAAGCCTGACCGGGCATTGAACTCAGCACCATTGGATATAAACGACACACCACGGTTGCCTAGTATGTGGTAGCCGTATCGGTTCTCATCCGCCGCGTTAGAGATGTAGGACGAGTAAACATTGAAGTCGCTCTTGAACCCTGCGTGTGTGTAGAAGGTAGGCGCAGAGGGATCAGGCGTACCGTTCAACCTGCCGTAGTTGTTGTCCAACGTCCATGAGGTGTGGATCTCGAAGTTATGATAGAACCCGTTCTGCGTGTTTTCCTCTGCGTTACACTGTGACACCTTGCACAAGTAGGATCTCTCAAACGCAAAGCCGTCAGTACCACGACCGGCAACCGCATGATCCCCTTTAACCTGCACCCTCTCAAAGTTAGTGCGCTGTCCCGGAGACGTGTTACCTACAGACTCGACGTTAATACCCGACGTTGTAGCGTTTAGTACCGTTAGGTCAGAGATGTTGTTAAAGATACTGTGGACTAGCTCGATACCCGGCCCTGACGTAGACGCAGCAGCGTCAATGACAGTGCTCTGTCTCCCCGCACCTTGCAGGGTTATGTTGTCAACATCGAACGTCTGGGCGCTGTTGTTGATCTCAATGGTTTCACTAGTCTTAAACACACCGCGAGGGAGGTTCAAGGTATTACCAGTGCTTACCTCGTTGCCGTAGGTAGACGTGATAGATGCCTGTATAGCAGTGGTGTCATCCGTAGTACCGTCACCAGTTGCACCGTAGTCAACGACGTTCTTCGTTGATCCAGATACAAGCCGGTTGTGTGCTTTTGTTAAAGCCATTTTACGCTCCTAATTCTGGACGAGTGTCAGGGAAGTTTGATGTGCTGGGCCAATCCCGTAGTGCCTGACGATACGTTAAGATGTTATCTCTGTTAGGCCAGTCTGGGGTCTGTGCTGCTTTGTCTGTAACAGCTAACTCCATATCACGCCACATGCGACCAGCTTCTTCTGCTGTAGGCTCTGGAGGCGTAGGTTCAACGCATAACTCATAGTGGTCAAAGTTAGCCTCAACAAAGTCAGCATCAGCAATGATGGTATTTGTGATGTTACCGTCAGCATCTTTAATATTGTATTTCACTTAAATCTCCTTACGGTATGTACTGGATAACAACACAGCCTTCACCACCACGGCCTGAAAGAATGTAGTTATTGGCAGAACTAGAAAAACTCCAACCACCCCCGCCGCCTATTGCTGCGTGGCAATTACCGGGGTACAGAACAGTATTAGTATACGCACTCCCTGCTCCTGCTAACGGACCCGCCGACGCATCTCCTACTGCATTGTCATAAGTGGTATGAGCTACCACGTTCTGAGATCCAAGACTGCCAGATATTTGACCTAACTTAGAGGAATAAAAATCACCCACTATGTCACAGTCACCGCCAATACCAGCGTAAATGCTGGTACCAGTACCGTCATTACCCGTCCCTAATAAACCAACAGCGCCACCACCTTTATAATAACCGCCGCGTCCACCTGTAGTATTTAAGTCTCCATTTGATCCTACGCCGCCGTTAGTAAAGGCTCCGTTTGTTAAAGTTCCTCCGGCTCCACCAGTAGCCGTTAATGTGGCGCTTAGTCCTGTACCTGAAACGGTTGTAGTGCCTCCATCTACACCAGCACCTACTGCTCCTTTTACCGACGCTCCACCTGCGCCAATAACAACAGTGAATGAGCCGGAAGTAGTAACGGCTAAAGAGTCCTTTCTGCAATAACCTCCTGCCCCACCGCTTTGTATGTCGCCGGTGTTGCCGGTTCCAGAGCCACTACCGCCAGCACCAATAACGTGGATCATTATGTTGCCGTCTTGAGGCGGAACCCATGTCTGTGACTTGTGTAAAAATATTGTGGGAAATGACGCAGAGCCACCACCGCTAATAAAATCTGTAAAGTTGCTCATGACATTACCCACCCTTGAGTTGCATC